TGAGTTTACGTGTGGTTTTGCTGTCCTTGGCTTCTAGTGCAATTTTAAGCATGTTGGCGGCATTGTTGAACACAGGGCCGGCTGCCATGTCTGTCATATTCATGCCTAGGCTCATGAGTTGTTCATAACTTTCAACTGCCTGTTGTGCAATGTCGTCCATCTCACTATCATGTGCTTCCATGCCACGCACTTCTGCTAATGCCATGTTAATTTTTTCGCTCACGCTGAGTGCATCTTCTACAGTCTGTATCTGCATTTGTGCTTCTTCTTTGGTGACAGGTTCTGCCTGTTCATCCATGTGAGGTAGGTTGAATTCTTCTTCTAATTTACGAGTCATAATAGTATTTATAACTTGTGGGCGTAGTTTTTACCAATGAAAGGCAGTATTACATCATTGACAAATTGCCTAGATTGTTTTTTATCTGGATGTTGGCTGCCGAATGCTGTGTCAAACGCAAACCTATAATAACTGCTGATAGGTAAAAATTTATCGGTGTTTATTAATTGCTGTATACTTTTAACATTTATATTGTCAAGTTCGTGATCAAACACTTCGTCGGTGTATGTGCTCATAAAGTAATCTATATTGTGGTACTCCAAGAATGTTTGCATCCAATGCATTTTTTCAAAGCTCAGTATAGCACCTTGTTCACTGTTTGAATGATATGTACGGTAATAGTTTTCAGCATATGGTCCAGTAAATCCAGGATTCAAAATCAACCAACATCCGTCGCTGATGTCTCCCATGTTTACTACTGGAGCTGAACTAACATCGGGGTGCATTCTAAAGTCTGGATCAGTAATGTCTGTGCAAAAAAAGTCAGTGCGTTGTAATCCACTCCACACTATGCCTACAATTATGTCCGATGTGTCTACGCCATTATTCAGTAGGTCTGTGACTGCATGCACAATTTGTCTAGCAATTTGTGCATTGCCTTGCGAACTGTGTGCAGTGTTAACCAGTTGTGTGCCCAACGCATCATTGAGATATATTGGCCAATTATAACTGCCTAATTTAGTGGTAGTAAAAGAGCAACCTCCGGTTACTAAGTGTGTGTATGTGCTCATTGTTACTTTCTCTTTTTAGAAATTCTTTTGCGAGGGTTCCTTTTTTTCTTGGTAGTGAATATTTGATCTTCGTTGATTACTTTGAATTTGATACCTTTGCGACTGCACCATTCTTGTGCGGCAGTCCACTTTGCCGCATTTACAACTGTGGCCATTTTATCTCTGGCATGTTTTGCATTTTCCATTGTGGTTTGATTAGAAGGCTTAATTTCAATCAGTTCGACATGCTCGACGCCGTCTTTGTCTAAGTACTGAATCATAAAGTCAGGTACATAGTTTGTGTATCTGCCAGTAAGAGGATGTTGATAAGGAATCTTGATGTTCTCGCTTGCCCACTTTAGTATGTTAGGATGACTATCGCACATACGCATAAATGCCAATTCCCAACTGCTACGATAAAAAGGGGGCTTGTCTCCTACATACTTAGAAACATTTTCAATGATGTAATTTCCCTGTGCATAAGGCTTCATGGTTGAATAGTATCTTTGTATCTGCTTTTGTTATTTTTAATCTCAGATCTAATACCTACTCTGTTTCCTTTGGGGCGGAGTTTGTTCATTGTGTCGTAACCATCTTGAGTAAGTTTCACTGCCGCGGCAGTGTTATCAAAATATTCAAATGGATGTACTCCTTGGTTTTCTGCTACCTGTGTTAAAATTTGAGACATCACTGTGGCTTTTGCATCCATAAAACCTATTGAAATTAATTTTGCTTTTACTAATTCTACTAGCTCTGGATTTAATTTAGACTTAACCACCAAACCACCAAGTATGTCACTGCTTGCTTCGGGTAGAGGAAATTTAATGGTGCTGTTTTCTAAGTAAGCCTCTACAACACCTGCATTGATACGGTATTTAACTTCGTTGCCAAAGGTATCGTACATGGATACTGAACTGTTAGTTGGCATTAGTCACCCCCATTGTTTATGCTTTTGTTGATTTCTTTGCCTATCAGTGTACCAATGCTTGCAGATGCCACACCTGCAACTGCGTCCTTGACACTGCCGCCGCTCAACACAGCACCTATTGCCGCGCCACCTATGGTGTCTAAGATACCAAACAGTCCGCTTGGGTCATTATCGCTTTCGCCGCCAAATGTCGCGGCGCCGCCATATAGTGTTTGTAATGCGTCTGGTGTCCTACCTTCTCTGTCCAACACTGTTGGTTGTGGTGGGGGAGGTGGTGGAGGTGGTGTGCCTTCGCCGGGTGGAGGTGGTGCTGAAGTTGGAGGTGGTGGCGCGGCTGCCGCTGGGTTAGCTGTTCGTCCTAGAGGTTTAGGTACCTTGTTGGTGTTACCCAATGTTACTATTTCTCTTTCTTGTTGCATAACAACTGGCAAAGTTACATCAACAAGTGCATCTGTAAAAGTAATACCATCAGTATTTTCAAATCTATCTACATCTTCGTCACTGAGATCAAAATTCAAAACGTTGTACACAGTGAAACGTTCGTATTCAAACGTGAGTGCAAATTCCATTGGATTACTGCTGGAATAATCAATTGAGCCTGGTTTGAACATTGTTAATACAGGATTAATAATACTGTACTGTACACCTTTATTTCCGTGATACAACACATAGTCAATGCGTTCAAAAAAGTTTGTTGTTTGTTGCGGATTTAAACCTGCTTTGTTACTGTTAAATCCTGTCTGTCCAACAATGCCAGAATCGGCACTTGCTCCTTCTTGTCCGAATTTTGCATTTAAATCGTTTAGCCCGCCTACTCGCGGAACCGAGCCCTCTATGTCTCTGTTTCCAGGTTCTTGCTTGTTACGTGGATCCATGTAGTGATAAGAAAAATATCTCATCAATGTGCTTAACCATTCGTTGCCCATTGTGTCAAACACAGTCATGTTCACTGGTTGATATTCTACACCAGTGTTAACAATCTTCTTAGCATTGTATGAGTTTTTGGTTTCGGTTTTAAAATTCACAGAAGGCAGATCAGCAGTTCTAACTAAACTGCTAATCTGTGTTCTAAATTGAGTAGTACCGTTATCTGCAAACAGATAACTGAAAAGATCTCTATTTAAGATAAAGTTGACGTAACCCTGAAACTGTTGTCTCGGAGGGTTAACGTCAGGTCTTAAATGGCTAGCATTTCTATAATCCCTGAGCCTAAAGTTCTCAACTTGACTACCCAACAACGCATCTAGTATACCCATGGATTACTCCTAAGTTAAACTAACTTACGCTGTTGAGGATGTATCAGAAATTGCTCCAGCCGCTGTTGGGAAAGATGGATCGTTAAATGCACCTTGAGCGTCATATTGTGTTGCGTTGTCAAATCTAATTGTCATTGTGATTTGCACTGGATCTGTTGCAGTGTAATCACCGTCGCTGTAATCAACGCCCTGAATGAAACAACCTTCACATACCCACCATTCAACTGCATCAGCATTTGCACCATCTAGTACTTCAATTGAAGTTCTGAACTTGTAGTCTGAACCAGAAGCTGGTGTTCTTTGCTGGAAGTGGTTGAATTGACGCTGTAGCTGTCTACCAACTGCTCTGCTTGTTCCGTTAGTTAAGTCATCACGCACTGTCACTGTGATTGGATCCCATGAGTGCTTACCTTGAATATACATTCTAGAGTTGTATGAATCAAGTACTACTTCTTCGTGATTCAATTTTGGACGTGTGATATTTTGTACGTTCTGAGTGATTACTAAACTCTCAGAAACTGGTAGATCGCCAAAGCTGTCATCGAATGTTAATCTAAAGCGATACTTGAGTTTTGGCATGAGTATGCCAGACCCGCTGGTGTTGCCGGCTGTTGGCACTCCAAATTTATTTAATGTTACGATACCGTCAGGCATGATATTCTCCTACTTGTACAATTTGCCAATTGTATTTAATTATACGAATATTTATCAGAATCTGGCTAAAATCATTAACTACTGTTATTAAAGACACAAAAAAAGGGGCAAATTGCCCCTTTCCTTGCAGTTAAATGTATTAACCTGTTTCGCCGAGTGTGTTTTGTACACGAATCGGAATGTAGATAAATTCTACAGACTTCACTGGCTGTATAGCAATATCAATGTGTAATTCATTTCTATCAATACGCTCTGCAGTGTTGTTTGTGGTATCACAAACTGTTACAAAGTCATACAAACCTCTTTGTGTTACAAGGTTTGCAAGGAATCTATCAACGATTGCCTTGGCATCTGCACGAGTTGCGGCATCATTTGGTTCAAACAAGAATGGCTTGACTGCATCGTCAAGTCTTTCACGAATATAAACAACCAAACGTGCTACGTTAACACGATCTAGTGCACTTGCTGTTGGGCTTAATGTCTTCTGACCAAACACACTAATTCCTCTTGCTGGGAAGTTAGCGATTGGGTTAATCTTGTTAAGGTACAAGCTATCACGTTGTCCTTCGTTAAGACTAACTGGCACGAAGCCATTAGTTGCACCGTTTACATAACCAACTGCTGTTGCATTGTTAACAACACCACGCTGATAACCTGCTGGTGCAAACCATGGGAATGCCACCTGGTCGTTGTATGCAAATGTTCTCAGTGCAACCGAGCTAGATGGAATCACAATACTTTGTCCATCTAAGTTTGTGCTTAAACCATGTGGGTAATAAACCGCACTGTAAGCATACTTAGATGTTAAACCATCTTCGCCGTTTTCGGTTGCATTGCTAGCATTAGTTGCCCAGTTCAGTGTGCTTGAACTGTCTGCTGTTAATCTCATTGGAGCGTCACCAATCACAAACGCTGTTTCCTTGCGGTCAACATTAAGTGTGATCATTTCGTCCATGAGCTCTGGATAACCAGGAGAAGCAATTAAGTTGAAACGTGTTGTTTCATTACGAATCTCTTGGTTACTTGATATAGCAGATTGCATTGCTACTACTACTGCTCTACGTTGTGCTTTACGCAACATGTATGGTGCACCGTCTGACCTGTTGCCGCTGTAGTCAACCCATCTTGCTGTTGAAGCGTTCCACTTCTTGACGTTACCGCCTGACGCTCTCTTGTTCCAAGCAAGGATACCAACTGGATAGAAACCTGATTGAGGTGCGTCAGCATCAAGTAATGATGTTGCATCTCTTCTCATGTCTGCATAGATAATACCATCTGGTGTTACTCTGTCATCGTTTCTAACCAATAACCAAGCACCGTTTAATCTCTTGTAGATTCTTGGGTAGGCTTCTAAGTCACTGCTGTCAACCCAAAGGTCGCCGTCGACTAATGAACTACCAGTTGAACGAGCTGATGGCTCTGTTGGATTAATGTTAACATCAAATGGATATGAAGACCAATCGCCTGCTGAGTCTTTGTACAGTATGTCAATATTAGTGTTGTCAATCAAGTTGTCATACCATAATGTACCATCTGCCAATACACCAGTTGGTGCATCTTCTGAGTTGGTGTGAGTTACTGCACCCCAGTTAGTAGATCTAGCATTCAAGTGCAGTGTTGTTGGTGTAACACCTGAGTTACCAGCACTGAGTTGAATGTCTGTGCCTGCGCTGTTGATAATAGAAATTCTACCATTAACGTTAGCAACAGAAATCTTGTCTGCAAAGTTTTGTGACGCATTTGGTAATGCTGACGAAAGACCAGCGTTGAATGCTTCAACAATGTCATCAACACTTGCGTTGCCGTCGCCATCTGAATCAAAACCGTGTAAG